GTGAGCAAAAAAACAGCCCAAACTCAGCGCGGAAATTCCAACCCGCAATCGCAAACTGCGCACGGGCAGATGGCGGCGCTTTGCCAACGTTTGCCCGGTATGGCGATCCCGCCGGCCAGCGGTCAGGACGCGGTTCCCGATTGGATTCATTTGCTGCCCGCCGGAGAAATCCGCACGGCGGATGGCCGCGGCCCTTATTCCGTTAAAGACATGGACCGGATTATCGCCAGCCTGGAGGCCGCCGGCGGCAAATTGGCCATAGACGAAAATCATTCGACCGATCTGGCCGCCCCCAAAGGCGGGCCGAGCCCGGCGCGCGGATGGATCGTCGCGCTTGAAAAACGCCTCGATGGCCTGTGGGGCAAGGTCGACTGGTCGCAAACGGGCAAGCAGCTGATGATGGACCATGCCTACCGGTACATCTCGCCGGTCATTTTGCATCGCAAAGACAATTCAATCATCGGATTGGTTCGCGCCGCGCTCACCAATGCCCCGAACCTGCGCGGGTTGACCGCGCTCAATAGTGAGGATTTGACCATGGACAAAGAGTTGGAAGCCAGGATTCGTGATCTTCTGGATCTTGACGACGACGCCAATGTCGTTGACGCGATTCAGGCGCTGCAGGCGGCATCGAAATCAAATTCCGGCGCCGTCGAAATTTCCCTTCAGGCGGTTGCGAAAGCCGTTCGTGTTGCAGACGACACGGGCGGCGAAGACCTGGCCGTCGCGGTTGAAGCGCTGCAGTCGGCGATGGACGACATCGCCAAGACGGTCGGCCGCGACAAAGATGACGCGCCCGAGAAAATCGTCAAGGCGGTTACCGATCTGGCCGATCCGGCAAAACGTGTCGATGCAACGGTGATCAAGGAACTGCAAACGCAGATTTCCACCATGTCGGAAACGACCGCCCGCGACAAAGCCGAAGCCGTGATCGGTGACGCGATTAAGACCGGCAAGCCGGGCGTGAGTACTTTGAAAGAGCATTATATCGCCCGTCACATGGCCGACCCCGAAGGCGTCGCCAAGGAGCTCGCCGCACTGCCGAACCTGGCCGGGACCACGATCCCGCGCACCACACCGCCGAAAAAGGACGGCGATGTCGCGCTCGATGCCGGTGAAAACGCGGTCGCTAACATGATGGGGATTGATCCTGATGACTATCAGAAAACCCTGGCTGAAGAAGCCGAACTTGAGGAGGCGCTTCTATGACCGCTCTGACCAGTGATCGCAACACACCGCGCGCCGAGGGCGACGTCCAGTCGTACCCGGTTCTGGCGGCAACCAAAATCTTCGCCGGTGGAATCGTCGTTCTCGATGCCGCCGGCTTTGCCAGGCCCGGCCATACGGCAACTGGTCTGATCGCGGCCGGGCGCGCCGAAGAGAGGATCGACAATTCAGCCGGCGCCAATGGCGATTCCAACGTGAAGGTTCGTTCCGGCGCTTTCCGATACGCCAATTCAGCCGCGGGCGATGAAATCACAATCGCCGAAATCGGCGACGATTGTTACCTGGTCGACGATCAGACGGTCGCCAAGACCGACGGCACCGGCACCCGGTCCGTTGCAGGCAAAATCGTCCAGGTCGACGCGCAAGGCGTCTGGGTCAATCTCGGGATCGCCTAAGGCGAACCAACGGGCGAACCAACTTTAAGGAAACCGCAATCATGATCATCAATTCCGCCAACCTCAACGCGATCCGCGTCGGCTTCAAGACGTCTTTTCAAAACGGCCTGAAACAATCTTCGTCGATGTACAGCCGTATCGCCACGACCGTACCGTCTTCGACGCGGGAGGAAAAATACGGTTGGCTCGGTAAAGTACCCAATGTCCGTGAGTGGATTGGCGCGCGTGCGGTGCAGAACCTTGCCGAGCACGATTACGCGATTCGAAACAAGTCCTGGGAGCTAACGATTGGCGTCGACCGCGATGATATTTCAGATGACAATCTTGGTGTCTACGCGCCGCTTTTTGAAGAAATGGGTATGTCGACCGGCGCTCATGCCGACACGCTTGCCTTTGGGATGCTTCCGGCCGGGTTTGCGACGGGCTGCTATGACGGGCAATATTTCTTCGATACGGACCATCCGGTTCTTGACGCCAACGGCCAGCCGCAATCCGTCGCCAACACCGATGGCGGCGCGGGAACGCCGTGGTATCTGATGAGCACCAACCGGCCCCTGAAACCGGTCATCTATCAGTTGCGCAAACCCTGGGAGTTCGTCAACAAGGACGATCCGCGCGACAGCAATGTCTTCTCCAACAAGGAATTCCAGTACGGCGCCGATGCACGCGCCAATGTCGGCTTCGGCTTCTGGCAATTTGCCTGGGGATCGAAGCAGACCCTTGACGCCGCCCATTATGAAACGGCGCGTGCCGCCATCACCGGCATGAAGGGCGATTATGACCGCCCGCTCGGTCTGGTGCCGAACCTGCTGGTGGTGCCGCCCTCATTGGAAGGCGCCGGCCGCTCGCTGCTGCAATCGCAGCTGATCAATGGCGGGGAAAGCAACAAATGGGCCGGCACCGCCGAACTTCTGGTCGTGCCCTGGCTGGCCTGATCCGCCTCGAGCATCCAAAAAATTCTAACGATTGGAGTTGAAGCATGGCTAAGACCCAAACCCAAAAGGCAGCATCGACAGACAAGGTTGCCGCCGCCGTTGCCGAAGAAGAAAAAACCAGTGCCGGGGACATGGCGATCCGCATCACCGCCAAAACGGATGGCTTCCGCCGTTGCGGCGTCGCCCATCCGGCAACACCGACCGATTATCCCGCGGACGCGTTTTCCGATGACGACATGACGATCCTTGAAAACGAGCCCCGGCTGGTTGTTGAACGCCTTTAAGGACTGGCGGCCCGATACCGCCTGAAAAACACCAAGCGAAGGGAGGGACCGGGTGTCCTGATCCGTCGAGCCGGGAGCGGATCTGATCCTTGGGTAAAAAGGAAAAGCTCCGGTGGGTGCCTCCCTCATTCGCTTATTCGCTAACCCCATGACTGGCATGATAGCCGTGAGCGGAAACCATGACCTACGCCACACTCGCACAGCTTCAGGACCGCAATTCGACACGCATGCTCATTCAACTGACCGACCGCGAGTCCCCTGCAACCGGTCTCATCGATGTCGATGTCATCAACCGCGTGTTGACCGACACCGACGCCATGATCGACGGTTATGTCGGGCGGCGCTATCAATTGCCCTTGGTCACGGTTCCCGCCCTGATCACCGATCTGGCGCTGGCAATCGCGATCTACAAACTGCACCGCAAAACCGCACCCGACAAAGTCCGCGCCGATTACGACGACGCGATCAAGGCGTTGGGCAAAATCTCAACCGGAATGATCATTCTCGATGTCGCCGGAAATGAGCCGCAATCGTCCGGCTCCGACGCGGTGCGGATCACGGATAAAGAGCGTCCTTTCACGACCGATACAATGAAAGGGTTCATTTGATGCCAAGTGCGGGATCAGGCGGCGCGCGCATGGAGATAGACGGGGCGGAAAGTGCCATTGCCGCGCTGGACGGGATTTTGCAGCGGGCATCCAATCCGCGCGGGCTGTTCGATAATATCGGTGCCAGCCTGGTCGCCTCGACGCAGTATCGGTTCGAGACCGGCAAGGGACCGGACGGTTCGCCCTGGCCGGTCTCGATCCGGGCCGCGTTTGAAGGCGGCAAAACATTGCTCGACAGCACAAGGTCGCTTTCCTCAATTACCCACAACGCGACCGAGACGTTTGTAGAGGTCGGCACCAATGTGATCTATGCCGCCATCCATCAACTTTGTGGCGTCATCCGGCCGGTGACGGCAAAATTCCTGTTCTTCAAGGCCGGTGGTTCGTTTGTCACCAAATCCGAAGTCACGATTCCGGCGCGCCCGTTTCTGGGGCTTGATGAAGACGATAAAGAAGAAATCGTGCTGATCGGTGAAGATTGGCTCAAGGGGGATCTCGATGCTGATTGACGATGTCATTGCCCGCCTGAACGATAAAGTTCCAGATTTGATCCATCGCATCGAGGGTGCCGCGGAATTATCCGCGCTGGTGCGCAGCAAGTCGTTGCCGAACGAATTGCCGTTTGCCTTCGTATTGCCGCTCGGGCTTCGCGGTGGCGCAAACGAAGTGACGGCCGGCCTCTATCGCCAGATCGTCGACGACACGATTTCAGTTGTGTTGCTGGTCGAAGCGGCGGGCGATCATTCCGGCGAAAAGGCCTTGCCCGAGATCGACGCCCTGAAAGAAGCCATCATCAATGCGGTGTGTGGATGGGCGCCCGCTGACGCCTTTGGCGTGTTTCGCGTGACCCGCGGCGCACTCGTCTCACTCAATGCCGGCACGGTTATTTACCAACTCGATTTTTCGATTTCCGATCAACTGAGGATTGAACCATGAAAAGGGTTATTGCCTCGCGGCCATTCCTCGCTTTGCTCGGGCCTCCGGTAGGGCGGTCTAACCGACCGGCGCGCAGTCGCGCTTACCGCCTTCGGCGGTTCACCGGGAAAACTGAAAGGATCACAACATGAAACATCCAGAAGGGGGCGGCTCCTATATCCGCCAGAAGAACGGCTCTCTCAAAAAAGTCGAAGGGACCGAACCTGCTGATACGTCGGCGGGGGAAATGGATACAGGCCGCGACTGCGGCCCGGCCGGTCAGGCCGCCGCCGCGGAGCGTTCGCCCAAAGGGCGTTCGCGCGAGCGAGACGATCTGAAGGGAAACGACAATGGCTGACCCAATCAAGTGGCGCTCAAAAATCCTGCTGGCGAAAATCGAAACGGTCTATGGCACCGATCCGGCGCCGGCGGCGGGCGATGGTATTCTGGCGACGAATGTCGAAATCAAGCCGATGGAGGGCAATGACGTCTCGCGCGATCTCGAATATGCTTATCTTGGCGCGCAGCCGCAAATCCCGACAGCGGTGCGGACAACGCTGACTTACTCAGTCGAACTGGCGCCGTCCGGTACTGCCGGCACGGTCCCGGCCTGGGGCGTATTGGCGCGGGCCTGCGGCCTTGCCGAAGTCATTGTGCCGGCAACGTCGGTCACCTATTCGCCGATTTCCACGGCCATGGAATCCGTCACGCATTATTTCTGGATCGGCGGCACGCGGCAGGTGATTACCGGATGCCGGGGAACCGCGCAGATCAGCGTCAACGCGCAAGGTATTCCGGTTATCCGCTACACCTTCACCGGTTTGTGGAGCCAGCCAACCGAAGCCGCCCGCGTCACGCCGGCACTAACGGGTTTCAAAAAGCCGGAAGTGGCAACAAATGCCAATACACCGACATTCACGGTCAACGCGGTTCCCATGGTGTTGCGCAACTTTGGCCTAAACTTCGGCAACGATGTGCAGCCGCGCTTGTTGATTGGCCGCGAGGAAATCCTGATCGTCGACCGGGCCGAGGAAATCACGGCGCAGGTCGAAGGTGTTCACTTGTCCACATTCGATCCGTTTGCCCTTGCGAACGCGCAAACCAGTGTCGCCGTCAATCTCGTTCACGGCACGGCGGCCGGGAAGATTACAACGATCGCAGCCCCAACCTGCCAGCTTAAACGCCTGGACGGTTACGCCAATGACCAGGACACGCTGGAGTGGCCGCTCAGCCTCATTCCGCTGCCGGCATCAGGCAACGACCAGTTCTCCATCACGCTCACATGA